TACTTGGTTGCACTAGGGCTCAAAGTACAACACTATGGGTAACTGGTGGATACAGAACATTTACTGCTGGTTCAGCAACTGCACACATAGTTGGTACAGGTCTTGTGCAAATTGCGCCAACAGCCAGTCCAGTGGTAAGTCACTGGGGCGCGGCGTTTGTACAAGACGGCGGATTTGACTCAGATCGTTCATACATTTTCAGCTATCAAAGTCCAAACATCACAGTTACTACCAAGAAAACTTGTGCGTTTGCAGTGCGTCAAGCACCTAGCGTATCCAACGCTTTGACAGGCGACTTGGGACTACGCGAATTGATTAACCGTGCTAGCTTCTTGCTACAGGGTCTAGAAATTACAGCGGGTGCTGGTGGTACTAACGCGGCGTTGATTATTGAAGGTATTATTAATCCAAGTAACTATCCAACTGATTTAACTAAGATTCCATTCTATAGTTTGAACAGCACAACATTGCCAACAGGACAGCCAAGTTTCAGTCAAGTTGCTCCAGGAGCTGGTATCACATTTAACAACTCAGCTACTAACATTACCACTGTTACAAATACTGGTATTAATACCATTGGTGGCAAAACGTTTACAGTTAACAACGTTAACGGTATTCGTGTAGGTGACGACGTTATTGTTCCTACTATACCGGCAGCGTTCTTTAGTTTAACACAGGTTCAATCAATCAACGGTAATACAATTATTCTAAATCAAGGTGTTGCGGCAGCAGTTGCAAACTCAAGTGTAATTTACTTCTCACGTAACACAGCGGCTACTCCAGGCGAAACAGTATTTTCGTTCGTTGGTTCACCAGCTAACAAAGACTCATTGGACTTGTCAAACTTGAAAGACATGACCAACACTCCAATTGGCGGACGTGGTTGCTATCCAAACGGTCCAGACGTATTGTTTATTAACGTTTACATTACACAGGGTACTGTTATTGCTAACATGGTACTACGTTGGGGCGAGGCTCAAGCGTAAAAAGATTGTTCGTTGCAGTAATAAAAAAGCCGCTTGTTGCGGCTTTTTTATAAGTTGTCTACAATATCTATTATAGTTTGTATCTTTGTTTGTATTACACGATTTCGCAAACTAAGGTCTAATCCTTTGTGTATAGGTTTTGGAAATCTTGATAATGTAAACCATCCCCATGCACTGTGTTCGTCGCTAAGTGTGGGAATAAATTCATCTTCCACAACACAGAAATACGTGTGAAAACTAAACACAGCATCGTTGCTGGTAAATTTTTCTAAGGGTAATGCTTTTTTAATTGAGGGAAGAAAGCCTAGTTCTTCTTCTATTTCACGTTGTAAGCCTTGCCATGGATTTTCATCAGCTAAGTTTGTGCCACCTACTAAGCCCCATGTATCGGCATGTTTGCCATGATCTTTTTGTAACAATAAAAATCTGCGAGTAGATTTAGCACAAACTAATGCACCACTACATATAATTTTATCTGTTATAGTTCTAGTCTCCATTCTCCGGCCCTATATTCACCTTCAAAGCTCTTGACCCAGGAAACTCCGTTCCATAAGTATTGAACTCCAGTGTATATATTCGTTTGCCAGACCATGGTAGAAGTTTCTTGACTGCTATTGAATATCACGTGCCACGCAGTGCCGGTATATTCAATGATGTCATTAGCTTTGGCCAATAACGGTCCCCATGCATTAGCATAGTTTCCGTCTGCAATACTGTGAGCATCACCTATATCTTCAATAATAAGATAACGAGTGCCAGTAGGCATTGTGCCTGGATTATGTGTTAATGGATTAATCACTGCATCGATAGTTCCAGGGCTGTTGGGTCTATAACAACTAGCTAGGTTGTACTGGGCAATGTCTGTGTCCAAGAAACCGCTACTATCAATGCCAGTATTGGTCACTAGTGTATCAGGATCCCAATTGATGTTTAGTATGGTATTGTCAATAGGATTTAACGCTACAGTACCAGCAATTTCTGTTCCTGTTGATTGTATTAAATAAATTCTAGTGCTACCGGCAACATACTGACCGGGATATTGATCAAACAGTTCTTGCCAGTTAACAGCGGCCCCTTGTTTGACTCCAGTCTCTATAGTAGGATTACGAGGTATAACGCTTTCTGTAGGATTTAAAATCATAGCCTGACCGTTGTATACCTGTATACCAAAGTCACTTATAGTTGTAATTTGCTGTGTCAATAGATTACTTAATATAACACTGCCACCGATGCTTGGATCAGATCCTAGACCGTCTATGTAGCCGTCTCCTTGCGACATGGCACCGTCGTTATAAAAACTAGTAATAATTTTCTTGATAATGCCAAGATGCTTAACTTTAACTGGCGGGCTTAACCATATTGGAGTTTCTACAGTTATAGTGGCAATATCAATGGGATTATCTGTTCCTACAGGTACACTTCTACTACTCCAGTTAATATCATTCAAATTCAATACAGTTAAGCTGGTCCAATCAATGTAGTTGTCAGTTGTTTGTAACTCTAAACTAGGATTAAACAATACTAAGATTTGTTCTAGTAATTGTAATTTTTGGTCAGTATTGGCCGCCCAAATATCTATTTTCATTTTTAGCTCAAACGGCGTAGGCATAATACGTTCTACTGTATAGTTTCTACCTTGGCTGTTCGTGTACGCACCGGTAACTACATCTCGCTCGCGTATGTTAACTTTGCCTACATAAGTTGCATCAGCTAATCTATTACGATCTAATTTAAGTTCAGTAACATACACTGCAATTCTAGGTACACTGGCAACTTTATTTTCACTATTATTACGTATAATAGCAGACACTTGACGTTCTTGATCACCGTACATTACTGGCACTTGATGTAGAGTGCCATCTCCATACTTAACTACAAAGTTACTGAACACTCTAATAGTTTGCGTTATATAACGTCTTACTTGGCCGTCGTAAAAATGTTCCATTATAAGTCTGCTCTAGGTTTAAGTGCTTGTGATAAACTCTGACGTTGGTTATCTCTAGTATTGTACAATGTCACTACCCAAGTTCCAGTAAACGGAATAGTTTGTTGTACTGTGCTGACCACAGGCAGTGTGATACGAATGCAATTGCCCACAATTCCAGTAATAGGATTGACATAACGATAAGAACTTGTCATGGTTGGATGATCTGCCAACACATATTCTAATGTAGTTGTATCTAATTTTAATACAATATACAAACTGCTGGTAGGATATGGGATGTTTGTGTTGACTACACTGTCTCCAGTTGTTAATTTAACAAAATCACTAGCAATTGCATTGTTGTAAGTGTAATTATTATTGTTGATAAAACTGGTCTTCAAGGTATTTCTACTGTCATTGTTAGTCATAGTCATTCTAACAGCGTCTTCTTGTTTGACCCAACGAACGCCGTCAAATTTAAACAATCTGTTAGGTAAAAAATCTGTTCTCAAAAAGAAATCATTTTCAGATGCTGAACTAGGAAATTGTATGCCAAATCCAAAATCATATCCGTTAACTGGATACCCGTCGCCTATGAGATATCCGGTATAGCCCGATCTTTCAGGCACGGCATTTACTTCGCTAGCAAAATCGCTGGTGGTACTGGCATCAACTACGTCCTGATCGGCAGTTTGTAGCAAAGGTTTTCCGTTAGCAGGATCAACTGCAAGTGTGTAGAATTGTCTAGTTTCATATCCGCTTTTAGGAGCATCAGCTTCTGCTTGCGCCAATACTTGAGCATTAATAGCCAGCTCCTTGGTACGTGTGCTTAATAAATCTCGTAAAGTAGTGTCGGCTACAGGATCCCCGTTGGAGTCCAAGACCTGCTGATTTAATATATCAGCAAACTGTTGACTGTCCACAATCTTAGTACATTTAAGCCTGTATAAATGAGGATACCATGTGCTACTAAATCCTTCAGTTGCTCGACCTACATCAGAAATTACATAGTATCTTGGAAGTCCAAAATCAAATTCGTCAAGTGCAAAATTATCACGTAGATGCGGTAGTTCAAATACATCACCGCTCATAGGCTTGCGACCAATGGTATTGATGATGTCATTGATATGCACAGTCATGTAAATAGTATCGCTGTCAATGAACAGACCAAATTGACTCAAATTAAAGTCAATGTTAGCAACATTATAGTGTCCTCTTATTCTATAAATTTCAGTATCGTATTTTCTATCACGATTTTCTAAAAATAGCAAATCTTGGATATTTGTAGGATTTAATGCACCGTACACAGGCTGATCCGCAGTGCCTGAAGTCTTTAGTGTAGGCCCTAGGTATTTGTGCAAATACACATCAGTACCGCCGACTTGGAACATTTCGCTGGCTTGACGATCTATGAATTTATAGTCGTTGCCCTTTTCTGGTTTGTATAAGGATAAACGTGGCATATGATATTTATCGTATGATAAATATGTATGGAGAACTAATATGGACGATCTACCATCATCAACACAATCTGATTCCACTATCGAACGAAACAAGGTGTTTAGCTATGTAAAGCAAATGCTAGGTGACGGT